TTAGTATTGAGCCAAACTATACAGCATAGCCTTTAGTAACATAGGTAAAAGTTGAATGCAGACATAAGCAAGTGAAGTGGTCGTCATCCACTTTATACACTTACCTTTCATTCCAACAATGAAAAGTAAACCTGCTGTCGTAAGAATAATACTAGCGATTGGCTGCGACATAACGAGCACTATATCCAGGAACGGATCTATTAAGTTATAAATTGCATCTACCCCATGCTCTTTTGTTGTTTGGAGAGGATGCAGAATCCAATCAAAGAAAGTTAGGTTAGGGGCTACACCAAGTGTGGCCTCTTTATTTATGAACTCTGATATACTCATAGTTTGCATGATGTACCTCCTAAAAACCTGTTGTAACAGAAGTAAGTAATTTCATAATTAACGGAGCTAACTGTACAACAAAGTAACCAATCGTTGCACCTTGTAAAGTATCCATTGCTCTCTCACGTCTTCCAATGATCCACATGATTCCTGCTCCTGCGATTGCAATAAAAGTGACTGGATAAGCAAGACCTTGTGCTAATTCAATCAGTGGGTTAAAAGCCTCAATGACTTTTGCTTTTACTTCCTCTTTAGTTGACATTGCTGGAACGGCTTCTGCAGCAAATGCAATGTTGGTAAACGATTCGATTAAGAAAGGAAGTCCTATCATGCCTAGAGATAATGGCAACCACTCTTGCCCTGTCTTTACGTCCCCTCTATTCCTCTTTGGATTTGTCTCTTTTCCACCGTTCATAAATTCCTTAATGCTCATCGTTTGAGTTTTCTTAGCTGCTAAGATCATGTTGTTAACCTCTCTTCTTCTTAGTAGTTTTTGTGCGCTTCTTGCTTGCTTTCTTCTTTTCCTTACGCTTCTTCAACCCATAATCTAATGCCATAAACCCAACTTGAACTGCTGCCTTTTTCCACATGATGACCACTTCTTAGTGAAAGTCTGATATAGTGAAAATCTGAAAATCTAAGCCTTCTAATAGCTCTGTAAGCTGTCTACGACGATATTCTGTTGTCGTTACCCATATAAGCTTAGGTGGAGTTTTAAAAACTCCTAAACTAATAAGAGCTTTATATTTATCAACCTTTGCACGGTTCTTGTTCATCTTTTGTGTGTTATCGACTTCAACCAAGTGGTAGCGACCGTCTTTCTGAAAAATAGCATCCGCAATAATTTTGACTTGCCCAGGAACTTCAAGCTTCATTTCATTCTTCCAAGAAGAAGGGCATTCATAAGCGATATACAAATCGTTTCGCATGATATAGTGGAGGGCTTGCGTGGTCTTTTTACACACCTTTTTACTACCTGTCAATTCACGACCTTGTTTGCTTAAATAGTAAATGTTTTCTCCATCGCGGAAAGAATGGACATACTCTTCTAGATCTTTCATAACTCTTGAAGCGTTACGATCACTTCCTAAAGCGTGAAGAATTTGCAGTTGTGAACGGGATAAATAATCAAACTTCTTCAATGACAAGAGTATGTTCTCTGTTCGTTGTTTCTTTTGAATCGTCCTTTGCATGTTTCTCATCCTTTCGCGGTTTTATGTTGATATGAGGTTGTATAGTACGTTTTATCAAATCTTCTCCAACCAAAGGCACTTGGATCTTATGACGAGATACACCATCCATCACTAAAGCCCGACCAGGACATTCCAGCTTTTCCGCTCCCCACTCATCTAGTACAACTTGACTTTGGTTTCCACTTCTTAATTTGAAGCAAACTACCTGATTCAGATTTGATTTTATATCCTTGCTCATAACATCCACTGTTGGGTACTGAGTACAAAAAATCAGAATATAATTGAGCCCTGCTCCTAAACGCGCAATCTCTGATAAACGTTGCTGACATTTGTTCCTCCGCTCTCGTTCATCCTTTTTGATAATAGGTGACAACTCAGCTGCTTCATCGATAATGACAAAGTGTTTCTCAAACATTCCTGCTTCGTCTGCTGTTTCAAGTCCTTTATCCTTAATAACCTTCTGTTTTCCAAGCATCTCTTCATATACAGCATCTAACGTATTTGTAGCCGTATAGATATTTTCAGCAAAATTCACTGTTTGAATAAGGTTCTCGTATCTCTGGAAAGACACACCGCCTTTAAGATCAATAAGAGAGAATTTAATTTGCTCAGGATACAGTTGGAGCAAGGAAGTAATTAATAGCTTGAGAAACTGTGTTTTACCTTGCCTGGTTCCTCCTGCTATCGCCATATGTTCACGCCCGATTTTCCAATTCAACATCTCCTCTCCGTTATCTCCTAGGGGAACACGCCAGTCATAGCAGCCATCGAAGAAAGATTCCTCAAACTTAATCATCGTTTCCCAATCCTTATCAAAGACTTTGAAATGCAGCATGCCATCATAGTTCATTTTGATGGATTTTTTAATGTCATTTTTGGTGAAAAGAATGTTATGAATGTCTCTTCGAAAGGTTGCTCGATTAAAGCGACCTTTTTTTAAATATCTCCACAATTCCTTTAATCCTTTTCTGTTGAACTCATATTCTCTCTTTTTAATGTTCAAGCCATCTTGAAATTCATGTATATGCTTTTCGAACTTCTTAAAAGACAACCCTTGGGGAATTTGATAAACATATTCGGTAAAACGTTCTTCTTCTGTTTTTCGATGAAGGCGAAGAGACTGACCCTGTTTCGTTAAATCGCACGCCTCAGCAATACGAATAATTTTCTCGTGATCGTTAGCTCCTCCCCCTCCCTTTTGCTTCATTGAAGCTTTAATATATAAACCTCCAATCAATGAACCGAAAGCTATCTCTGCAATCATGTTGTTCTCCCACCTCCTATGGATATCTACAGAGTAGATAGTCCCTTTCAATTCGACATAAAAAATTAAGGATGAGAAGCTCCGCTATAAGGGTTTAAATGTCTTTTAGAATGTCTGAGCAGGATTTTAGAAAGGAAGTATTGAAACGACATATAGAACGACATTTGAACAGCTATTTGAAATGCAACTTGAAAGGGTTTTTTGTTGGTATAGTAAAGGGTATTTCATTCAGCTTGGTCATTATTCCGAACTTTTCTACAGATTTGCATAAAACTTCGGATTTCCGGACAAGTTAGAGGTATTAAAGAGGTGATAAACTAATGTTTGGACTAGGGAAAAAGCGAAGTAAATTAGGTGAATGGTTAGACAAAAGAGGCGTTTCTCAACAATGGCTTGCTAATAATTCTAAAGTTAGTCGGTCAACTGTTAGTGAACTGTGTCAAGCCGACGGGAAGCATGCTCCAACTCAGAAAACGATGGCAAAGATTTTAAAAGCTCTTAGAAATATTGATCCTAATATTAAAGTAGATGATTTCTGGAACATGTAAAAAGCCCTTATCCACTTGGATAAGGGCCCTTTGAGGTTTCGCCTACTTCATGCGAGAAGAAATGTACAGCCATACAGCCATACATTTGTATCATGTACAATGCTTACTGTTTTATTCTTTATGGCATAAAAAGCCCCTCTCTTAAGAGAAGGGCTTTTTCGTAATATTAGTCTTTTCCACATGAGGTAAAGTAGAGGAAATCGACATTTGGTATTATGTACTGGAATATTGTTTTTCATTCTCAATCGCATGAAAAAACCTCTGTTTATTAACAGAGGGGATAGGAATAGATGTCTAGTAAATTTGAATAAGATTTCTCTCATTCACTCTATTATATGAAATAAAATAAAAGTTGTCCGTAATGAATTGAAAATGGATACATGACTTATATTATAAACAGGTACCTGCAACAAGGTATTCCACTTATTGGGATAAAAAAAAGAAACCTCCTACTCATTTGAGTAAGAGTTTTCCATTATTAGGGATATACAAAACGAAAATACCATATGGATAAATATCCAAAAGGTATTTCATCTTCCATACATTATATAAATTAATTTAATATATATGATTCATTTGAATAAAATCTCTTTAACTCCACCATACTATAAATACCTTCTCTTATTATCCGTTTTAGTTGCAATAATACCCCTTTTGCAAAAACAAAAGCCCTTTACTTTGTCGAGTGAGGGCTTTTGTGTATTTAATACATACAAATACGAATAGATAGACCTCGAAAGGATAACAAAATATATCCCCTTACCCCATTATATAAAGATGGACAATAAGTTGTGACAAGGATGCATAGAAAAAGGATCCCTAGGTCATAATATAAGTGTAGACTTTACAGCATGTTTTTTCTTTATAAGAAGATAAAAAAGCCCCTACTCGCAATGAGCAGGGGTTTTAATACGTGCTGAATATTGGAGAAAGGGGTTACTTTCTCAATAAAACTTTATACTTTTAATCATTATTGGTAAAGTTTTAACTCTCTAGGGAGAAATCCCATTTAAATTGTTGAACAAGCATATCATTTGAAAGTTCTGCACTCGTAACTTTTGATAAATCTTCTAGGCACACATTTTATAGGTTATTACATAGTATATAAAGGTGGTAGTAGGGAATCTTCACTTCACCTCCCATGGATGAAATTCCAATTTGCTACTGCTCCTCTTCATAGTAAAAGTAAAAAAATGGCCCGCTCGTAATGAGCGGTTTTTTATTTAATGAATAGGAAATAAAAAAAGAACCCTCTCACGATAAAAAGAGGGTAAGAGTAAATATCTAGAAAACTAAGTTGGGATAAAGAGAAATACCTCTTTCCATAGTATATAATGAGATAGAAACAACTGTGTTAACATGTATATAAAATAAATAAATATTTCATAATATGAACAAGGACTTATTCAGATTTCAACCTCCTGTTTTTGTCCTTACTGCGATAACACCAAAAGCCCCCTACTCACACAGAGAAGGAGGCTTTTGATTGTGGGTATAACAATGGTTGATAAGGCCAATGTCATTCCTTAGTATACGCTATCTATTTAAAAGAACGTAATGTAAGTTGTGCCATCAAGTAAATGACTTCTTGTGGCGTTATATCACCGCTCTTTAACTTCTCTTCCCAGTGATCAGGTTTTTGGAGCGGAAGCTTATCTTTTACTTCTATAAACGTCTTAGCTAATTCATTTGTTTGATACGATTGGAACTCTCCAGCTCTTTTAACCATGACCATGACTTCCTCACGCTTAGCAAGATCTTGAGGGCGAGAACCATTTGTAATACCTCTTTCGACCGCTTCTTTTACCTCCTCTTTGAATTGTTCTGAAACCGGTAATTTACTTGTTTCCACTTTTGGTTCCTCCTTTTTAGGTGGTGTTACAGGTTTTTCTTTTGGTTGTTGTGCTGCTTTGTATACTTGCTCTAATTTGTTTAATGTAAGTGTTCCAGCGATTCCATCAGCGGCTAAGCCATATTTCTTTTGAAAAGCCTTTACAGCTGTTTCTGTGGATGGTCCGTATTGTCCATCAATTCCATACTTACCAATGTTAAAACCTAATGATTGAAGCTTTCCTTGGAGCCCTTTTACATAAGTTCCTGCATCACCACGTTTGAGTAAAGTAGGAGCGATGGAAGATGAGGGACCTGATTGAGTTACTGGCGTTTCGACAACCTTACCTCGTAGAGCATCCAATTCATTCTGAATACGTTGCAGAACTTCATTCCATCGTCCTTCTTGCAAAACAAGATGAGGACAGTATTTTCCGCTCCATTGTTGATGCCGTTTTACTCGAGATACACCCCAACCTCTCTCATGCAATAACTGAGCAATGAATTTAATACCTAATTCTTCAGCTTTTCGATAACGTTCTCCACCACTTTTGCTATAGCAAATTTCTACACCAATAGATGTTCTGTTTCCAGACTTAGCTCCTGATCCATCACCACAATGCCAAGCATTACGATTGAGAGGTACAGCTTGTACAACTTCTTTATCATCCACAGCAAAGTGGTAGGAAACAGAATTGTTATTACTGTTCATATACGTTACTTCGTTTTCTGCACTTGCGTCATTCGCTGTGTTATGGAAAGTGATATACGATGGGTTCATAACATGTGGACATTTAATCTTATACTTACTTGAAGAAACAAGTTTCTGTCTTACTGGAATAGTCATATTATTTCTCCTCCTTAACTCTTCTGGCTCGTGCTTTTCGTGTAACATCATTGTTTTTCCACCAAGCTACAAGTGAAGTTACGATTGTGAAGATCATGGAACCTAATAAATACGCTAAATCAACTGTACTTGTAATCTCTTCCTCACCAATTGGAATTTCCGTAAATCCTAATAAAGCTAATGTTTGGTTAATTAAAGCTACAAATAATAAAAGAGTACGAATTAACGTACCCTTGTCGATTTTTTTATTCATTTTTGTTTCCTCCCTTTATTGTTGAGTTAATACTGCAAACAAGACACCAATTGCCCCTGTTGAAATTGCTCCAATGATGGATGCTGTAATGGTTCGTTTAATCCACGTAGTGTTTTCATTAATACTTTCAAGTGTTCGGTTAATAGCTGAAATTTGTTCATCATGACGGATGGTTGTACTTTTTAATTCACTTACTTCTTTTTCTAGCGTTTTAATATCATTCTTCATCTCTACAAGCTCTTTCTCATAAGAATTCACTGGGACTCCCTCCGCTACCTGTGACATGGATATTCCCCCTAAATAAGATTTTGGTTGCCCATTTATTCTGTCTTGACTTGATGATTCTTCAATAGGCATCACCCCTTTTTATCCATAAAAAAAGACACCTATGTGTCATTTAATCTCTTAATATAGTTCTGATACATCTAACCCTTAACGATTCAGTTGATGAAGCTTCTTCAGGGACATCGAAATAAGAGAGGATATTGATATAGTCACTTCTTGTATTAACTCCTTTAACTAATTTGATGCCGTCTGGATAAATCCAAATCTGATAAGATCCTGCTTCTGGAACCGTTAAAACAGTTTCCTTGGTTGTACTGAATATTAATTTCTCTTGGTTGTAATACTCCCCGGAAGAAACAATAATGTTATTCTTTTCAATTCGAATATCAAATGTATAGAAAGTTGTCTCCTTTTCCCCAATAACGTCAATATAGCTAATCATTTGACCGCTCCCTTTCTATCCCATTGCAATCCACCCGTAATCGAAGACTATTGCACCGCTTGATGTATTTTGCCCTGTGATTTGAAAAGAAGTTGTAGTTACTACTCCAATGGTAGGCGCAGGATACTTATCTGGAGAAACACTGTTGTTTATACTTGCTGTAACTACAGGAAAAGCAGAAAACCCTTCTGGAAAAGTAACAGTCGTTGTTTTTATAGAGTTTCCTGGAATTGTTACTGTCACTTTACCGAACTGAATTTTTTCACCTTTTACTTTTCCATCTACATAAGATTTAGCCTTTGTTTCTGCTTGATTGGCTTTAGTTTGAGCACCCGTAGGCGTTTCATACTTGTTGTCAGATTCTGCTTTAGAATAAGCTCCTACTTGCTCTGCTGTTACACTATGAGGATTATCCTTTTTGTTGGCATGTGTATTTACTTTCGCTTCAGCACCTTCAGTTGTTTCAATTCTCACCCAAGAAGTCCATCTAGCGGGTGTTGTATGCCAATGTCGAAGGTATACACCAACTTGAGTATCATTAAAGGCATGTTCAAAAAACCATTGAGACATGCGGGAATTGTTGATCTTACTCGTCACAACAGTTCCAAACAATGTAGGATAGCCTGTTAAATTTGTAGCATCAAAAACAGTCAAACCTGTCGGATAAGAATCCCCACTTACTGTCCCATCTATTGCAGCAACAGCGGTCACTTGTTGGCTTGTGACTTGGTGAGGATTATCTTTTCGATTTGTATGGTTAGCTAGTTCAGTTGTCGTTGCTGCTAGATTTTGTATTTCTTCAATTGCTTTATATGTCGTATACCATTGCCAGTTAAACCAATCAGCGGGAGGATATTCTCCCGCTCCCCAACCGCGTTCTATAGTGCTGTCTGGTGGTTTTTGACCTGGATTGTTCCATATTGGTAAAGGTGCTGTGAAAGGCACATTATCACTCCTTATCTATTTTTAATACAGAAAAAAAGAGAACTACTATCGAGTCCTCTTTCCTCTACATTTTACTTAAATTTATAAAGTTATAAGCTTAGTAACTTTTTTCCTCAAACAATGGCAAAGATAATTCAAGAATATCAAATATCATTTTTTTAGTTTCATTTACAAATAAACATATGAAATCTTCTACCTTATAGAGATACTCACCATCGTTTCTTTCTTTAACCTCTTCGATTTTCTTGTGTAATCCTTCAATATCACTTGAAGAGAAATTCAATGACGCTCCCATTGGTACAATTATTCCTATATTATCGTCTGTTAAGCTGGGATCACCTGGTCTTTTATCTCCACCTATAACTGCACCACCAATAATACGGTGTATCCATTCCATTCGATATTTGTCTAACATTCCTAAAAACTCCTTATACTTATCAAAAAATTGTTGATAAGAAGGGTTAGCTAGTACAATCCGATTTTGGAATAATTCTTTACTCAATGAAATGTTTGCACCGTTAACTGTTAAGGAGTACTGTTTCTTTAACCAGACTGCAATATTGTCCAATGTTGCCTTTAAAAAAAATACTAATGAAGCTGAATGATATTTGGCTTGAACCTGATTTAAATTATAATCTTCTAAGATTTTAACACCTTTCGGCAGTTGATTAATACTTTGATAGGCATATTCCACACAAGCTAAATAATCAAATATCCCTCTCCACTCAACAAAATAAGGATGCCAATTACCAGGACCCTTTTCAAAACATTTTTCACTAAACAATTGTATTGATTTCACATTACAGTAACCCAACTCTTGCAAATATGGGGGTAACATAAGTCTAATATTATCATCCATATAATCAACCTCTATTTTTATTAATGAGTACGATCATATTCACTTAGCGCTGCATTTAATGCTTCTTGGTTTTCAACCCCTTGTTTCATTTGGTACTCCTGATACATTAATTCATCCTCTGCTTCAATTTGCTCAACACTTTTAGATTCTGTTTTCACATCGGATTTTGTGGTGTCTTTAGCTTCTTCTGAAACAGGTTTTTCTTTATGTTGTTTTTCTTCCGAAGCATTTTCTTTTGGCTGAATGAAATAATGATTAACTGAAAGCACTATTGCACATAGTAAAAAACAAGCTACTACTATTTTCCCGACTGTTTTTAGCATCGTCCCAACACTCCAATTTTTAGTATGTTAGTACCATTTTATACTAAAAGATATACTTTGTGGGAAGTATTTAAAAAATTAAATTCCTATAGGCATTCTCATCTCTACCCAATCAGTGTTTAGCACATGAGTGGAGCCATCAGTTAATCTACGCCACCCATGGAGAACCACTTTACTACCTGCATCTCCAGAGATAGTTGGAGTAGGTTTATATATAATATCTCCCGCCTTATATATTCCAGTAGTGGGTATATTATTATGATAAAAGATTCTTGGAGACCTTTGGATTTGCTTGTCGTTAGCACTAACACCTGTCAATCCAGAAAAAATACTGGTATCCCCATTTGTAATCTTATATTTTTTTAAGGTAATATGATCTGCACCAAGAAAACTAATAGATCTAAACATTTTAGAGGTAGAGGTAGTAGCGTTTAATTCGATGTTGTCAATAGTTACAGTTTGAATTCCTGAAGCATGTAAAGCCTCTAACCTAATGCCGTTTTGAGCCCCTTCTAGATATAAACCATCAACAATTAATTCCTTTCCTCGGTAATCAATGTTTTCTGTTTTGGATGAATCACTTATAATCCTTACATTCTTCATAACAAGTTGGTTATTTTTTTCCATAACTCGCATGTAACCATTCAATTTTACATCTTTCATAACCACTTCTTTTACTGACTCTTGAAAGTTTATACCATAGGTACTGCCAGTTCCTAATAGTTCAGAATTCTCAATAATAACACTATCAACAAATTCACATTTTAAACTATTTGAACCTACAGTTCCTTTAACCGTACACTTTATTACTTTAGCAACAGCTAATGTATTTCCTTCCCCTGAATCAAATAAAATACCATCTGCAGCTGGATCTGTAGTGTTCGTCTCTCCATAAAAATCATCCAATACCACTAAATTAGCATTACCGTTGTGTTTAAACCCTTTAATTCTAAAGTTAAAGGCTTGGCACTTACGTATAGTTAGATAATCTCCTGAGACATTAGCAAAAGCAGCATATCCAGCATTATAACTAACACATGTGTCAAAGACATTGTACTTTCCCATATTTACAAAGGTATGTCCATATCCATTATCTAGCGTGTCTCTTGATATACAACGATGGACAGTACAATAGTTACCTTCTAAACGTAAACCCTCAGCTCTTCCTGTATTACTCGCTGTATTAGCCTTATTTCCGTCAAACCATACCCCTTCAATAGTTGAGTAATCCCCTTTAAGTGATAAAATATAGTCGCTTGATGTTGTTCCATCGGCTAATTTTAAGATCCCAAAGCTTCCAACGATATTAATGGTTTTTGTAAAGGTGAGAGAATTTACTGTGTAAATCTGATTTGGAATAAATAACTTTCCACCATCTACTAAAGAATCATGAGCCCTCATGAATCGACCATTATCATTAGCTTCAGGTGTAATTCTAGGGAAACTTTCAATATTTATACCTACACTCGATAAAACATCAATTTTAAAATCTTTATCATCTAACATTTCCTTTAATGTGTTAAATTCTTCTCCACCTGCATTCACTAGGGCCTGTGATATTTCTAAGTTTGTATTTTCTAAAGCCTCTCTAATCTCTGTGTTATCGATTTTTATAAGAGGGTTGTTTTTATTTCCATATCCCATTTAAGAACCTCCTATACATAGCGGGTTACGATGTAAGTAGCAGCACCACTCACCTGAACTATAGCTTTTGGAGTGCCCCCTATATTCGCTTCAAATGATTCACCGGCAGGAACGTGAATATCAATCCCATTGACGTTAAATACTCCTGCATTCTCTTGGTCCGTATTGTAAATACCGATAGAAGAAAGATTCTTAGAGAATGTTAATTTTCCAGATACTGCATCCTTTTCCGTAAGTTGCTGTTCAACATTACTTCCTGCCATTTGCATTTCTCCTAATACTCTTAGTGCACGTGAACCATCTTTATTAAAATATCCAAATAGCTCTGCTAAAGGAAAATTTGACATATAATCATCTCCTTACATTCATTGTTCATACTTTTTCTACACGATATGAGAGACCGAATAAATAAAAAAAGAACAGCTCGACTCCGCTAGCTGTATCAAAGTCTCGATCTTGATTCAGTTTGTACGTTTCACTAATTACATGTTGATTATCTAATAAAGGAATGACCTCAAACCCTTCTAGACTCAACTTGTTATTCCGTTTATTCTCAATATCCACATTAATATCTTTCGACAAGGTATTCACCTCCCCTCATTAGCCATAACTAAATAGGTAAAACATCTTCTTTTTGGGGAGAATAAACTCCACCAAGTGTTCCCCCATCTGTCCCATCACTTGAGAAGCCATCAGGACCCTGTTCCAGTTGGTTTGGATCTATAGATAAGCGGAACGAACCTTGTAAATTTACAAGCGCTACACGAATGCCTCCCGCTACCGTTTTTTGAGCTAATTGAGCAAACTGTTGAGGGCTCATTCCTACACGGTTCAAGGCTTCAAGGGGGGCCTTTGTAATCATAAGAGCAGCGGGTTCATTATCCCCTGTTTCTTTTAAAGTCTTTATTTCAATTTCAGAAGGTTCACAATCGAGAGTGAGAGACAAAACCTCAATCACCTTATTCAGGGTCCCATCTGCTAGATTAAGAGCGGATTTTCCTCGAATAAGAACACGATAAATTTCATCTGACGTTTGTCCCCTTGGTTGATTTAAATTCTCCCCCATTAAATCAAGGGTTGTACCTTCCGCTTTATACAAGTCTCTCCACTCTTCAGTTTTGATAAGAGCGCTCTTAATTTGGTTAATCTCCTCGTCTACAAGAGTAAAGATCTTTCCTATATTTGAGTCTTTGCTTTTCTTAAAGATATCCGTCAGCTTGCTTAACCAATCTTGAATCATGCGAGAATCACCTCAACAGACGCAACATCCGTTTGCGATACTTCGCGTGATCCAATAGGCACGTTAGAAGTACCAAGTGTTCCTCCTTGAACTCCAATAAGAAGGGTCGCATCTTCAATTCCTGTTACCTTATAAATTTGGCTAAATAGCTTAGAATAGATAATATCTTGTCCCATCTTGTTTCCTATCCACGTTGTGCCGTTACTATCTACTCCACCGATAGATTGAATGAGGTTGTCCTTAATCTGTACCTCTCCATCTACAGGGAAAGTAGCATCTGTTTGAAGGGTTAATTGAATCTGTATTTTCTTTTCAACTGCATAATCAAAGCGGACTTCATGACTCACTCCACTTAAATCCTCTACCATCACAACCTCTTGCCCTACGGTTTCTATTCCGGCCGCTACGGAGTTAAATAAAGAAGTTGCAATGGCCTCTTTCGTTCCTCCTAATACATAAGCATGGACAGATTTCGGTGGATTACCTTCTGCATCTGCTTCTAATTTGTTATTAATCACGATGTTAGAAGCCTGAACCCCACTTGTTTGAGTAAGAGCGGAAGAGATAGCGGAAATGGTAGCTTTTCCTCCACCAGCAGCAGAGCTAATAATACGAGCTCTAAATTCAGCGTCCGTTTCAAGAGAGCGCCCACCTGTTGCCGCTTCTGGATTATTCACGCTAATAATCTCTTCTAGCGGTTCGGCAAGTACGGTAATGGTATTAGCCCCTACGTTGGTATGAAGACCTTTCTCGACCGATACAGCGTTTCCTGAGCCGTTTCCCTGACTGTCTAACGTTACATTTTCGATTAGATAAAAGTACACATCGTTTTCTGTAGAGAATTGAGTCTGCTCAGGTATCGTAAACCCCGCATTCCCTGTAAAAACAAGAGAGACATAGGATTCAGCAGCGGGCTCTCGTGATAATCCTTGGATAGTGGAGAGTCTATCTAGTTGAACGCCCTCCGATTTACTTACAAATCCTGAATTATAGACCTTCTCAGCTAATTCCCACCCTAGAGAAAGGAACCAAGCAAAAAGCGTAATAATGATGCCTAGAGGACTCCTAACGGATACATTGATGTTTTCACCAAACAACCCTCTAGCTCTGTTCTGCATATCTTCTAATAAATCCTGATAGGTTTTACGGTGAAACCCATTCTTATCAAGCACCGATTACCACTTCCTCTAACTCCAATTCGGCTCCATCCTCTTTTTCAAGCGTCATCTTGACCTCTCGGATACGAGTCTTAGGATTATCTGAAAAAGAAATATCTGTAACGAAGCGGATTCTTTCTTCTTTAGAAACAGCTTCTATGATGTCATCTCGTGTTGCCGCTTGGTCCGCTACCTTACCTAAGATGTTATCGAATGACATACCGTGTTCTTCATTTAAAAAGAACTCGCCTTTCCGTGTCTGGAGTACAGATGTAACGGATTGAGCAAGTTCTTCATCTTCATCAACCATAATTAAATTGTTATCTTCAATGACTAAATCGCCATCTCTTAACTTAGGAGCAAGCATTCTACACCTCCTATACTTGATAAACCCCTACGATAACAGCATCGTTCATACTGTGAATACGAGTGAAGCCTGGATCAAAGGTTTGATTGTTTCGTAGATTGTCTAAAGCACGATCAGTAAAGTTTACATGTACAACATCACCCACGTTTACTGTACCTACATGTTTTAAAATGTGAGCTCCTAGAACCAGAGCATGTTCCACTAACGAACCATCTTTTTTCTTAACTTTAAATAGCGGTTTAATATCCGCTTTATAACCATATACTTTGGCTACTCTAGCAGGAGCGGACACGTAAATCTGCAAACCTACGGATCTTGTAAGCTCCGAAAAGAACTTATCATCATAAGCCATTAAATCACCTGCACTTCTGTACGAAACTCAGAACCGGTTGCAACATGCTTTCCTTTTTTAGCACGATACTTCCCATTAGCCGTTCTACTCTTTAATTCAATGATAGAAGCAGTTGTTATACGATGTTGCAGCAAAGATTTTACGTTAAATCCTTTTGCATCCTCTTCTTCAAAAGGTTCAGGGGATTCCGTTAAACCTGTACTGGATTCAAGTACAAATCGCTCATCATCACCTTCTTTAATAGAGCGGATAATCATCTTCCCTCGCCTCCAGTACATAGAAGCGCCACAATCTTTTACGACTTCTGTTAGATTGTTTAAAATTTGTCCTGTTGCCGTGTATCCATTGGAATAGGTCTTATCTGTAGGTAACTTCATCTCAGCAATTTGGAAGCCTAGATCCTTTACTAATGTACGGATAATAACAGAGGCTTTTGTTCCTGCTTTAAAAGCAATTCGTAATTCTGAACCTACATTAGTTGAGGTTTCAGCGGTCACCTCTACCTCTGAATAGTCTTTCCCCTCTAATAAGTAAATGTTTGTCACCTTATCTACTCCATCTTGCTCCGTTAAAGTACGATCAATGGTTCCCTCGGTAATCACTCCATAATCAGAACGATAACCCGCTTGGAGTGTAAGATTAGCTCCTTTTTTAATACGGGAAATGGAGTTAGTTGATAAGTTATAAATCATAATCTTGGTTTCATTTGGCTTCTCATCATCATCAAAGGGAGATTCAAATTCAATATGAAACTTATCATTCGTGAAATCCGCTTTGTAATCTCCTTCGATATGCACTTTAATAACGCGGCCAAATAATTCATTTGTCACTACGTATCACTCTCCAAGCTTGGTTCCTCTTGTGTTGGTGCTACATCGTCAACAAAAAGGAAGGTAGTCACCATGAAGTTATCAAATGTTATCCGCTCCGTATTCCCTGACTCATCCATAGGAATAAGAGTGGGAGCAGGGAGGTTATCAGAGACTAAATCTGACCATAAAGGAACGCCTAGCACCAGCTTTTCCCCAATAACGAGCGGGTTTTGTTTGTAATCATATAAATCTACTGTGAAAAAATCATAGGTCTTGTTGTAGTTAAATTGAAAGACAAACGTATCTCCCGCTAGATTCATTTCAAATCGTTCAGGTAAACGATTTTTTTCAATTAGTACGTAATCTCTCATTATTTCACCCTCAATTTCACACCAATGGGAATTCTACGATCAGGATACTTATTCCATGCTCTTAATTGCGAGATAGAAGTACCATACTTTTTCCAACATCCCCAATACGTATCGCCTTTCTTAACCAAATGATAAACGGCTTTAGGTTTTGTAGAAGGATTCACGGGTTTTTTCTGTCCGCTATTTTGCACCTTAACCCAAGGAGTAGAAGCAATCCGGATGGTTCTTAGTTTAATTGAAATGGAACTACCATTTACAATAGTGGCATCTTGGTCACCGTCAAGACTCAAAATAATGACGTTCTTCGCAATATTTCGCCCAACATAGGTCATTAAGGTCCCTTTTTTCATTTCTTGCTTTAAGTATTCTTTATCCGCTTTATAGTTAGAACCAATAATATAACCGGACAAGGAAAACTCGTCCGGCTTTTCTTCTACATGATCACTGAGAGGGACTCCTTGCTCCACTGGATAAGATGTTGCATCCACAGAGCTAGAATCACTTTCTTTCTCAATAAAGAGATTAATCTTACCTAGCTTTGCCATTAATATTCCTCCCCTGACTTAAAGAGAGCTAGTAGCTTTTGATATTGCTCGTCCAATGCTTTTTGAACTTGTTCTTTGACCTGTTGGTTTGTATCGTCACTTGCACCTGATACATTGACATTCACTGTTGGGCTGTAATTAATATTGACTTCTTTACCACCAGACGAAGAAACAGAACTGTTTGACGGATTGTAAGTATCTTCTGAAGAGCTTGATGTACTATCTGACGGATTATATCGACCAGAAATCATATCCATACTATCTGGATGACTAAATATCTCAGTTCCTCTATTTAGTCTCATAAGTTCTGGACCTTGTTCACCAACCCAAGCCCATTGCGAATGAGATAAAGGACCATTCGTACCTTTTGCGTATCCTTTATACGGACCACCACGAGCCATACTCTTAATTCCTGGTGTATTAAATACCGTGCCATATCTTGCTTTAATGTAGTTGATTGCGGCAGCAGCGTTATGAACTGGATTAAAAATATCGTTCATGCCTTTTTGCTTATAAGCATTAAATGTTGGTGGGATTGTCTGCATAAGACCGCGTGATGCTATGCCGCGTTTTGCGTTAATATCCCAACCATTATAAGCTCTAGGGTTACCATTACTTTCTTTCATTGCAATCGTTTCCAAAGCGCTTGCCCATGTGCGAGGAACACCTGTAGCAGTAATGGCTTGTTGAATCCAAGCCTTAACATTTCCACCCGCTCCGCTTGCTCCGCCAAACGCACCACCGAAACCATCCGGATTCATCGCTTTATTCCCTTGGCGGATTTCAAAATGCAGATGGTTACCTCTCGAGTCGCCTGTGTTCCCTACAGTACCGATAATTTGCCCTTTTTGAACCATATCACCGGTTTCAACAAGGTTTCGAGTGTTATGACCATAAAGATAAGAAAGACCACTTTTAGAGCCAACATGGACTACATTTCCGTAGCCACCATCGATTTATTAACTTTAGTTCGCTAGACTAAAGCCAGCCTCTTGTGCTGCTGTATGTCGCCATACAGTCTAGACTATATCTTGCGGCTTTTAACCGCCCTCCCGTTTCGAACGCCAATCGCTTGCGTTCTACTCTACTCACTCGGCAACTGCCGGCTTTCGATAGTCGTTACACCTTCGTTAGACAAGATTTTTGCTTTTTGTTTTCTCGATCTTCTTTCAAACATATTTATTGCTTTTAGTTGTTCTCTTAGATGAGGTAAAACATGTTTTTGTTTTCTGTTGTTTTTAATAGCAGACACAAGTGTTTTTGTTACATTGTATTCTTCTGCTATTTCTTGAATGCTAGCGTCAGTGTTAAGCAATCGGAGAATAATTTTTTCCGTGTCTGAATCACTAAGTTTTTTGCCATGAGCATTTTCACGCATCTTCGCCTTCGACTCTTCTGTGTGATTTATCCCAAATCGTGGATGTGCCTCTCCTTTAAAACTCTTTCCGTAAAAGAAGTTCTTTTCTCCTGCAAACAAACCTTTTCTTTGCTCACTCCATCTTTTCTTTGTTTCTTCAGAGTGTGTTTTTCCGTAAAAGGGGTTCTCCACTCCTGCCATACTGATGCCAAAAAAGTGATTTTCTGAGCCAGCGTATTTGCCTTTTCTTGATTTACTCATTTTAATTCTTGTTTCTTCTGTATGTTTCGCACCATAGAAAGGATTCTCTGGACCTCTCAAAGCATTCCCACCCGCTGAGAGATTATATCCTTTTTCTTTATTGCAAGAATCAAGGTGCTCAATCCAATAACGCTCCCTTTGATCTAAGATTTCGATAGAGCAAGTTTCTAAAATTTCAATTGAGAAATTATCTGCTCCATAAACGTTAAACGAATTTTGAAGGTATTGATTGGTATGTTCTCCTCTGGCTAGTTCTCCCATGTGTTCCCGTCTTCTTCTGTTAAGGTCATTCGTTTGTCCTATATATATTTTTCGGTTTACTTTGTTGATTATTTTATAAATATATCCGTGCACTATTTTCACCCCCTTTTTATTATATTATATAGATATCTTGTCTAACGCTTGGCTCGGGATTGTCTCTGTGAGATTTTCCCCGAATTAGAGAGATTTTATATTTTTTAATGTGGTTTGATTATCAAAAGATAATGTGGGCTATGGTAATTAACCCACTTCCACGCTTCCCAAATCCTGCATAAATAACAGGACCTGCGCTTTGAGAAGGAATTGGTGTACCAGCCGGAGCGGCTAGATCAATGCCTTTATGCATTTTGCCGTTACGCATACCAAAGTTACTTGTTTTACGGAATATACTAGGGAAAGAATATCCACCCCCGGCCGCTCCTCCAAAAGCATCAAATTGTTGCTTTACGTAAGTAGCCATCTTTCCTCTGATGTACTTAACAGATCCGGGACCAATATCTTTCCAAGCGCCACCGATATTAGGGAACGTTACACCTAGTTCATTAAACACTTTGCTCATTAGCTCGCCTGGATTAGAAGCATACTCCCAAACATCGATTGCTAAATCTTTGATTGCTCCTGCAGCATTCTTGGTACCTTCCCAAGCATCACTAGCTACGTTTTTTGTTCCTTGCCAAGCGGCATTCGCTGTATTTTTGGTACCCTGCCAAGCGGCATTCGCTGTGTTCTGCACTCCATTCATGAAGTTATTGATTGTGGTATTCCCTTTAGCATAAGCTGGCATTCCACTATTCATAAGAGCTTGTGTCTGTTTATGAGAAAGAATTTGAGTACCCCGTGGGAGGTTCATCAATGTATCAGTTCCAGGTGACATTCCAACTTGTCCCGCTGGTGTACGATACAATTCAGGTCCACCACCATCACCTAAGATAGCTGGACCACCAGGGTGAAAGTTTGTTCCTTTTGCATACTTAGGAACAGGCCATTCTTTGATTACTGTATCCACTCCAATTTTCCCAAGCACCCAGTTTAGACCTTTGATAGCACCATTAACAATCTTTCCAAAACCGCTAAAAATTTTGTTTCCGAGTGCTGATAAACCTTCTCCTACACCACCAGCCATTGCTTTGATACCGGCACCCATTTTTCCAGGTAAATCTTTTGCGGCACCAACAATTTTCTCAAAAACGTCAGATACATCTTTTTTAATCATTCCTAGCAGAGAAGACATTTCAGAACGTACTGTAGTCCAAGCGGTTTTAATTGCTGTACCGATTCGACCTAGAATTCCCGATATGCTACCATGCATAGCGGTCCAGATTCCAGTTACCGCATTCTTAAAACCTGACATCAAGGTTTCTCCTACTAATTTCATAGCGGTAAACCCTGATTGCACCGTATTTCGGACTGCGTTTACACTTCCAAAGAAGAGATTCTTTAAGAAAGTCCACATTCCAACTAATACATCACGGAATCCAACAACAAAGATTCTTCCAGCACTTAAGATTTTCCCAAACAAGAGTAAGTTTACATAGTTCCAAGCAACCTGGATGGCTCCGAAAAAGATTTGTTTAATCCCTTCCCACATTTTCGAGAAGTCACCAGTAAAAAGACCAGCGAAAACTTTCACTAGCCCCATAATGATATTTAGAGCTCCATTTATGATGCCTTTTATGTTGTTCCAAACGGATTGGATTAACATAACCACCAACGGCCAAATGAACTGCATCACTGACCAAATACCACGAACGGCTCCACCTATGATTGTACTAATGAAACCCCAGATATTTTGTGCCGCCTGAAGAATTTGCTGACCGTTTTGGTCCCAAAAGGTTTGGAGTTGTTGCATTTTTTGTTGTACAAAAGTTTGCACAGCAGAAATGGCTTGCATAATATAAGGTTTCAAGAATCCCCATACTGCTAGCGCAGCATTTTTAATCGCTTGCCACCCTGAAATTACTATATTTCTAAATGTTTCAGAGCGTGTCCAAGCTAAATAAAGCGCTGCTCCTAAAGCTATAAGACCTCCTGCAACTAACATAGCTGTACCTGCTACAGAAGCTAACCCAACAACAAATGGACCAATAATCATCCAAAGAGCAGAAAAAGCAGCAGACATTCCGCCGAGTAAGCCAATTCCTACAGCTAGAGGTGATAAAAGAACAATGAAAGTAGTTGTCAAATATATAAACATACCCGCAATCTTAGTGATCCACGGACTGATTTCATTTAATTTCTGAACGAATCGACCAACCATTGTTCCTGCTCTAACCACGTAGGAAGCAATTTGACCCCAAAAATCCACGAAAGGAGCAAGAGCTACTGCCCAGGTGTTCTTAAATTCTTCCCAAGCAATCCCTAAAGGTTTTAAGCTGTCTTGAAGTGACTTAATTTGCTTATCTGTATCTTGTTTAAGTTGGGATAGCTCATCTGTTGCTTGAGTTCTAGCCAATTGCATCTTTTCACGCCACATACCTACGTACTTATCAAGTTCTGGACGACTCATTTGGTCAATCCTCTTAATTTCAGTAGCAGCGGCAGGACCAGCTTTTTGCAACTCCTGAATTAGCCCTTGATCGACACCCTTTTGAGTCAGACTTTGAAGGCTAGAACGGAATGTCTTCATAGCATCTAGTTGACTTTGCAAAGCATTCATGACATCTGTTTTTGAAACCTTTGGAACAGATACTTGTTCAAAGATATTTACAAAATGAGCAATTTCATCAACTCGTTTTTGCCACTCTTTTGTATAAGCCTCTGTTAGTTCTGCTTGTTGGGCTCGTACCTCAGCGGGGTCAGGTCCAAGCGCGGCATTTGCTAGAATGGCAGTGAATCCAATCCACGCTGTACCCATGACCATTAAGAGCATTTGCTGGCGCATAATACCTTGATTAATCATGTTCGTCATATCCATGAGCTCTTTCATACTCGCGTTCGGTCCCAATGTTTGTAAAGCCAATTGAGCGGCATTACCATTACGAGCCATACGCTCAAGGTTACTTGTAACAGATAGTAAAGGTCGATTGACGTTATAAAAAGTGTTTCCCATACGCTCATAGTTAGCAGAAATCTTCTCGCTTTGACCGCTCATTGCACTCATGGTAGCAACTTGTTCAATCATGCTTTGTCTCATAGCAACATTGCTATTAATCATCTGGTCGTTGATTTTCTTATGCTCTTTTCCTAAGCGACGAACTTCACTCATAAAGTCATTCGTAGAACCAGCGTAATTTCCCATCTGACGACCTAGCTTCATCATTTCGCTTCTATTTTCCATGAGCTGCTGACGGTATCCAGCCATCGCATTATGGTTTTGAATCAAATCACGACGCATTTGTACACTCATACTTCGCCAGTCACTAGCCATTTGAGTAGCAGTAGTACCAGAAGTACGGGCAAGTTGACGAATAATATCATTCTGACGATTGAGTTCATTATTGAAAGCTGTGGCTTGTCTGATTACACCACGGTTCATATTAGCCATATTTCGCGATGCTTGCTGGACACTGCTGTCTGCGCCTCTTACTGTACTATTCAGTTGGGCAAACCGTCGATTCAAATCTGCAAGCGGTGAAGAATCAGCATTAATACCAACATTAATACTCAAATCCCTTAGAGCCATATGTCTTCCTCCTTTCCTAGTTTTTTATAGATCTATTTTTTCTTTTTCATAGCAGCTTCTTCTCGTTCTGCTTTAATTTCAAGAGCCATATTCACTTTCAATAGTTGGGTTTTGGACATCTGTAAAGCTTCTGTAAAAGTGATGGCTTTGTTTATAATAGGTTGCCAAAACCACCACTCGTCTTCTACTTCTTTACGTAAAGAGGTTTTATCCTTACCCTTACTTTCCGTCTCCAAGAAAGGTAGACGCTTCTTTAAATAGCTCGTTAAATCCATCTGTAGGCTCAATGCCCTTCTCTTCATTACCATCAAAGTAATCCCAATCTACTTTAGGATTAACAATGACATGCTTAAACAGTTCCTCTGCCATTTTTTCAGTAGAAATAGTACCTTTTTCATTTACGCAACGATCTTGAATTCTTGTTTGTTCTCTGTGACCTGGAAATTGTAATGTGTATTCAATACCTTCTACTTCTACGATTTTTTGAGTTCCGATTTTAGCCATTTTAAAATTCTCTCCTTTGATATATAAATTTAAAGAGGCAACCCAGTTGGACTGCCTCTCTTCATTAGTTTTTATTTTGTTCTTCCGTTTTTTCTTAGCCATTCAATTACTCTTCCGTATAATCAAAAACTTTGAAAGAGAATTCACGCCCACTCGCTTCATTTCCAAACTCTTTACTTGGTGTCTTAGTAATACGAGCTTGTGTACCACCAGCTTTCTCTTTAGTAACCCCATCGTTGTAATTAACCCATACAGGGAAGGGTGTCTTCCGCTTTGCTAATGCATTTAGATAAGCATATGAGCTAGATGTCTGAGAAAGCGTACTTGCAATTGTACCAAAAGGGTCATTGCTTTCTGTAATAATTGGTACACCTTGCGCATCAGCTTTTGTAGTGAAGAAATCTTCATCTTTTTCTGCTGTAAACATAGCCCCTTCATCAAAACCTGTAATATAACGTCCATCTACAATCAGTGTTGCGTACTTCGGATCGTAAGTTGGCATTTATTTTCCCTCCTTATGCTACTGATAAAATTTCGCCTTTAATATTTGATTCATGAATTGCTCCTTGAGCTGTGTACGAGAATGAAATACCGTTGTAAATACGCTTTTCGCGATCTGCTACGGACATATCTTCACGGCTCTTCGTTGTAACTGTGTAAAGAGCATTTCCGCTAGCATCAGCATCGATAATCCCATTTTGGAATGCTTGCTGAAGAACAGTTGTTACTTCTGCTTCAATTAAGCTAATACCATTGCTGTTATAAACAACTTTATCCGTATTAGCAAAAACAGATTGAATACGACTTTCCATATTGAATTTAATCCAGTCCTTACCGTGCATAACATCGATATATTCACCACTTGCAACAATACCTTCACTTGTTTGAGGAATCCCTGCTTTCGTTACATAAGCAATGGCGCCATCCGCATGAATAGCGTCAAGTTCTTCTTTCGTCACATCAATTGGGGTAATTCCAACAAGAGTTTTAAACTTCCATGTTTGGGAACCAACAGGACGATTTGCTACTTCTCCGATTAATGCAGCGTCAGGATGTTCCCCAGTGATAAGGTGATAAAAATCAATAGTTCTCTCATATCCCTTCACTTTAAAAGCATTTCGGCTCTGCTCATCAACAGTAATTGCTACATAAACTTTGTACCCCTTTTGTTCCACAAAATCCGCTACAGCAATTTGATCTGTCAATTCTGCATCTGAAGTTACAACAAAAACCCAATCCTCGTCGTAATACTTCTCGAGAGCTTCCATCGCACTCACTACATCGCTACCCGCTGAATCATAAGACGCAATAGAAAGGGTAGCTGGTCTATTCTTCTGAGCAAATACAGCTTTAGCTTTCGCATATGCCGTTGTACTCTCTGCAAAATCTACTTTTACTTCATCTAATTCCTTATAATTTTTGAGAAAGCTTGTTCCTGTCTTTTCAGCAAGAATAAGCGGTTTACCGAAACCGATATAGGCAGCAGGTTTCAAGATATCAATTGTTACTGTCACATCTTGTAATGGCATGCTTTATCCTCCTAGATTAATATTTTCAATAGCTTCTTGAATCTCTCGTACTTGTTCTTGAGTTGCAGCAATTTGAACATCAAATCCATGTTTGTATTCGTAATGCTCAACAAGAAACGTAGTACGATCTTGAACATTTCCTACTTGACGAACAGACAGATTGTTTTCAAGAATAAAAGATTCTCCCAAAAATAAAAACCAGTCATGAACCCTTGTTGCAAGCTCAATCGTGGTTTCAACATCTTTACCAAAGAAGGTAAGCGATATAGTCATCTTGTATTCTGCCGTTCTCTTCTCATAGGTCTTGTCATCCTGTGTAAATTGAGTGATACTTCCGCGTCCTCGCCCTTTAATATAAGGAGAAGTAATGTTATATACTCCATAAGGTAGAGGGGGTCTAGGAGCAGTTGTATTCCCTTTAATAATTGAAATGCCCGTATCTCCCTTAATGCGAGCAATCATTTGTTTAATCAGGCTAATATTCATTGTTCAGCCCACCTTGCGACATAAATAAAGACGTCTGTATAATCCGTGTAATCCTTAAAGGTTTGGACGGTATACGAAACGCCTTTATATTGAATCTTTTGCCCTTTTTCAAGAGGATCTAATGTGTAAAGTTTTCGGTCTTGAGTAGGGTAAGTACCACCAATATCGTACTTCAGGTCATCGTCAGATAAGGGAAGAATAACGCCAAAACGATTCTCGGGTGCTGGAACGCTAGGAGAAACCCAATCGCCTGCATCATTGTAATAACCCTCAGTCCCTTCGACTATTGCTACAAAAGGAACGCCATTCTTTTCAACCATTCGTTTAAAGCTAATCGTCTTAGGCATTCCCTTCGACCACCTTCCACGTTACACGAGAACGTAAGCCTCCTGTATCCATTAAAGGATTTGATGAACCTTTATTCTCTTTGGTGATTCCGGCATTTTCGGGGCTTCGAAGTGTTGTTATTTTCTCTTGAATATCTGCCGCTATACGAGCACCAAGGTGTTCAAATAGCGTTCTTGCAGACATTTCTAGAGAAACAGCCTTCTCAATCATCCCTTCCATGAACTGTCCCCAATCGGACTCATTTTCATCGAATGTAGAACGAACAAAAGAGCGTTCTGGAATCGTCACGCTCTCAACAAGAACAAACATTATTTTAATTCCATCTCCATCCTTTACAGCAAGAATGTTTTTTCCTTTAGGACGAAACAAGCCGGGAATTTCAGAAGCTTTACGCCCTTCTGCCGCTGGTTTAGGAATAGTTAAGAATTGTCCCTTTGGTTCAATCTTCATTCCGAACTCATGCACATTAGCAATCATGGCATAAAAAGAATCATCAGATGCAAAGATACCGACCTCAACTGAATAGCGGCTTAAATCTCGTACGGCATTGACTACAGACTCAAAGTTATCTTCATTTGTACTAATATTAACTCCATTCCTACGTCTAGCCATGTTATAGCACCATCAAATTTAAGCTCTTAGGCTTCTCTGTGAGCTTATCAAACAGCCTTTGGTATTCTTGACCATAAGATGTGCTTTCAAGCGCTACAGAAGCGACAGGAGCATGATATTCAGTCTCTAATCCATCTAACTTTTCTCTTTTGATATTCTCAGCTTTTAAGGATGCTAGATGAGTAGCATAAAGACGGACTAACCGCTCTTTGTTACCCTCTGATATATCCAAGTCCTCTACCTCAAGCGTGGCTTCATCAATGAAGATTTGCAATACTGCGGGATCTACATTAGCTAGATGACTCGCTGTTTTCTGAATGATTTCAGGAGTAATCAAAAGACTCACCTGCCTTATTCAGTTTCTTCTTTAGATTCGTTGAATGATTCCAGTTGCTCAGCAATTGCTTCTAGAACACCTTTGCGTTTTTCGGAAGCTTGCCATTCTTTTAAAAGAGCTGGATTGAATGTGTCTTTAACGAGAGTGACAGCTTCTTCTGCTTTTAAGTCCTTGGTACCCTTTGCTTTCTCATGAGCAACAATCTCTCCTTGCTCAATAAGTTTCTCCATAAGTGGATGAGCACTAAAAGTTTTCCAATCTGAATCTTTCACGTCATTTGCTCCAGGCAAAATCATAACACCTGCAGCATGACGGACGTAATTACCTGTATTTTGTACCAACATTAGATACCATCTCCTCTTACGATAGCCATTGGATAACGTACAATTGCCCCGCCTAAACGTTCTTCAAAAGGAACCTTATAGTTCGGGAACTTGTACTCAGTTTCATGACGGAAGATATCCATTGTTAATAGAATTTGAATAACAGATGGAGAGTTATCTAGTACTAGGAAACAATCCGTTCCTCCTGTACCTTGTCCTTCAAGGTCAGAGGTTGCCACAATATTTGTGAACCAATTTTGACTACGGATGTACTCAAGAACTGTTTTATCTGTGTTAGCGTTGTATTCCATTTCCAGCATTTCCATGCCTGCTGGTGTAAGAATCAATGTATTTGCTGTATGACCAGGTAGACGATTGATTAAGTTACGCGCTTTGCGAATATCCGCTACAATCTCTTTTCCTGTTTTATCTCTCCATTCTGTTTTTCCGCTTGCGCCTGCATCTACCGCTGTGGTTTGAATTCCTTCTGCATTTACGACACCTGGAATGTTGTGGTCTGCATCCCCATGCCAAATGATACGGTTTTCTTTTTCTGCAATTGCACGACGTGCGATTTCCGCTTTTGTTGAATCAACAGTAATACCTGCCATTTGAGCATTGCGAAGCTCTTGAATAGAGTAACGAATAGCTGCTGCAATTGAGAAGATGTCCATTTTATGACGACGCTTATCCGCATCTACTAACGGAATATCATCCGCTCCCGGTGCTAGAACCTTAGCTGAACCAGAACGGGTAATAACATCATAGCCATATACTTCAGCTCCTGAAGGTACATCTGTTTTTAAATTAAAAAGTGTACGACCAATGAGCTCTTCCTTCTTTGGTTCGTACACCACGCGATCAATAGCTTCTAAATCTTCTGGACGAATTAACATATTCTTTTCACTCCTTAAGGTAAATTAATTTCAAGTTGAACTAAACCGCCTGCTTTTGCATTTGTTTTAAAAGCAGCGGAAGGTAATGCTACGACTCCAGTAGTTGTTGTATCAGCAGGTCGAAAGTTACCTGTTGTTGGGTCAACCACAACATCATCTGTCATGCTTACATCTTCTAATGCCTCAACCCAAAGAACTCCTTTACGCGCAACGGATACTGGAGATTTCGTCTTGTACTTTTGGTCATCCGCTTGAGTAACCCAATCGTGAACCTCTTGAGCCATAGCAATACCATACGGTTTACCTCCCTCAAAGACTTTCACTGTTTTACCATCACCAGTAAGCTCTGTCATTACGCCAAATGGAATAACTTCTGCAGCGGCTTTTGTATCTGCACTATAATCCTGATAGTTTGCAAGCTTTCCTTTGCCTGTTGCTTCATCCATGTACTTTCCATAGCTTGTAATAGCCAATTAAATCCCCTCCTATTTATTCATGTTTAAACGTTGATTTTTCATATCTTGTACCTTTGAACCATTACCACTATCCCCAGTGAACATATGGTTACTACCTGTAGAAGAGAAGCCTTCTTGCTTCGCTTGACCTACCGTAAAATCAAAAAAGGCGTTGACATATTCATCAGATTGTCCATCGCCTTTAAAATCAGGTTTCGATTTTTGAATAACCGCTTCTTTAATTTCACGTTCTGATTTCCCTTTGAAGTCAAACGAATCACCAAGTAATGTCTTTGCACTACTAAGTAATTCAACACGAGCTTCCACTTTTGCATCTAACTCATCAGCGGAAAAAGTATTTACTTTCGCATCTTTTAGTTCTTGTTTAGTGTTATTGAGTTGGATTTCAAGAGCATCATAACGTCCTTTTAATCCGTCATAATCTTTCACTTTAATATTGGCTGTCTCTAATTGGGCTGCTTGCACCTCTAAATGTGATTTAACAGCGGAATCTACTTCATATTCCTTACCGTCAATTTTATAAGTTGGCATTTCACCGTTTCCCCCTTTATTATTTGAATCAATTTGCCATGCGTCTGAATCGTTTCGGATAGCAACTTCTGGTCCCGCTCTCCCCTGATCTACGATGGCAATATGGTTAATTTCTAAATTTCGTTGCACATATTCATAGTTATCACCGTTATAAGTACCTTTTTCAGCAACAACATCCGATAAGAAGCCAATACTAATCTCTCGTTTACCATCGCGAATCTTTTGGATAAGTGCTTTATCCGTAATCGTCATAGAAACATAGAGCTTAAGGTTTCTAACAGCTGCATCGGTATGAGATAACCCTTTAGCATAGCGGTTATAGTTGTCTATAGTTACAGGCTCATTAGGGTGGTCATCCGTTACTGGCTTAGAACGAGCAGAACGGATAGTAGACTCCTTGAATATCTCATCAGGTAGCTTAGCTTCCATTTGGATAGTTCCATCACTCCGCTGATAAGGGAAAACTCCAGGGCGAGTAATAGGTACTGTAACAGTTAAATAACCTTCTGACGTTTCGTCATAGTCTTGAATAAGTGCTTTGTCAAAACGTTGCGTCTTCACACATTCTCACCCCCTTCCAAAACATAATAAAAAAGACCATTTTAATTGGTCTTTAGAGTGTTAGATTAATATGAAAATTGTTTTATTAGTTTGTCCATGGTGGTCATTATATCCATGGCTTTCTTTCTAGTGACATAATCCTTATTGAAATTATTAGCATGTATAAGGTTTCTAGCATTCCTAACATCGTGCATGATATCCTTTTGCTTCACTGATACAATCTTTTTCTTCACGTGAGCATCATGAATCATGTTAGAGAAAGTAAGATTAGGCATACCTAACTTAGCATAAAGCATACCTTCAAAAACCCCGCCACACATTAAGGCGAATGACAACCAAGCGCCTTGATTAAAACTTCTTTCTGCTTCTTCATAGAACTTACCTATTCTAGTTCGTAATTCAGTATCTTCTATCCATGGAAATAAAAGAGCGTAATCTCTGATACCATGATAATGTAACTTAATAAACACTCCACTGTCAGCAAACGTTTCTATGGATCCATACTCAGACGAAATAACTATATTGTCACCTTTGATTTCACTATCTATATCATCAGACAAGTCACCTAGTGGTCCATATTGTATCTCGAAATATTCGACTGAGAATGCCGGTAATGTTGGGATGTGTATATTCCATATATAGTGGCTAATACTAGTACGATCAGGATTATCATGAATTGTTAAATCTTTTTCTTCTATCTTAAAAAGCATTGATTTCAATATATTTCCCCCAGACTAATTATAATGTCTTTATAATACCAATAATTAGTCTATTAATCATCAAATACCGGAACAGCAACACAACGACAACGATAATCGGTGCCAGGCAAACCAACTACAGGTGGATCTGAGTAAGAAAAGACTTTATTGCTAAGCTCACTATGCGTTTTCCTCACTCGTTCATCTTGGGAAGTTACCCACTTGAACTTACTCACACCCATTTGCTGGTGCCGTTTAGCGGTCATCTGTCCCATAATAGAACCTGTTTGGTCAACAGCAATAAACATGGCCCGTTTACGAGTCATGCCTACACGTTCAACCAATTGGTCCCGTATTTTCTTTGCACCGCTACCATTCTTAATGCCTTGATAAATAATGCTTTCAATTCTAGGAAAGTATTCATCCCGAATCGTTGTAATATAGCTTGTATTCTCTGCTACAGACGTTCTCATAAAGCTCTCTAGCCATGGCTCATATTGCGTAGGGTCAATCCCCTTTATTTTGCCTTGAGCCTGCATGTTGTTTGCATTAAACAGGTTAAGAGAATTCATAAAGCCTTGAGCAATACTCTGAACCTTATTCGAGTTAAAAATGTTAAGAGACAATCCCTTTATCATATCAATAGCGGTTCGAATTACATCAAGTGGAGCATCTTGTCTGAAACTATCCGCTTCATAAAGCTTAATCTGCTTGCGTATATGCTCATCAAACATGCTTAGAGTGGCTTTCCCTAGCTCAGTAATCAATTGGTTTATGCTCCGATAATAAGCAACAGCAACGGCATCCGGGTAGCGTGTTGGCGGTACTCTCCTAGCCATTCTTCCTATGCTCCTCATGAGCTTTATAGATTTCATCAGCTATACGTTTTAAGTCCGCTTCATCACCGCTGAACTTCGTCTCATTCGTTAAACCAAATTGTCCAAAGCGGGTTTCTCTCAATTCATCTGCTGTGACAACTCCATTTACTAAATAAATAGAATCTGTTTCAGCTGTTAACTTACGAATTTCAGCATCTGTTTTAGAATCAACAGACCAAAGGGGGTTGAACTTAATCTCCCACTCTACTGTATCAGGATCTATACGACCACCAAGCTCGTCTTCACACCATAAAAGCATGCGAATAAGCTTTTCGAGATGAGGCTTCATTTCATTCTCTTGTGCAGCCGCAATACGTTTGTAATAGTTCATCACATCATATTGAGCACCTGTAATGGTTCCTGCTTCTTGCCCTTTGATTACAGTTTTAGGCATACGAACAGAACCTGCTAGCATGTCCCATACATAATCCAGCAAGTCTTTCATACCTGACGTATTTGTTGATTCTTTTCGAAGCTCTTCATTGCCTCCAATAATAGCTAGGGCTTCTGTTCGGAACATATAATCTAAGAGCATAGTAAGCTCATTCTTTTGTTCTGTACTCATCCCATCGACTGCATCTGATTTATAGATTTTGAAGGCATAATCGTAAAGGATTTGACCAACAGACCAAAGAGAAGTATCAAGCACTGTGATAATGTCATAGAGCGGTTCAAGAATGGATTGTCCTCTATACTCATCCTCCAACTTTCTCGTTTGATCATGGAGAACACGAGAAGAATGAACGTGATTTTGTTGTACACCCATTACCTGCTCACCGAATTTAGATTGTCGATTGATTTCAAAGGATTCAACTTGTCCGTATTTTGGACTAAACATATCCTCATTCAAGAGAAAATCTTTTACTTTCATTCCGCTAAAAGCATGAATATAATCTAACTTCTTTAACTTATCTTCTTGAATGGCTTGCGATAAAGTGAAATTAGTAGATTGAGTAACACCTAGAGAAATAAAGCCATCACCACGTAACCGCTCGTATGAACGCATCTGTTTAAAGGCAGACTTCGCTTTTAGGTCTGCAAGCTTACTCATGATATTTCGTTGCAACTGGTCATCCTTCATCCTCAATGTAAACCAGCTACTTGTCATATCTTCCGCTGGTATATCAATAATATTTTGAACAATGCTATTGTTAGCATAAAGGTTAGACAAATCTACATCCGTTAACTTTCTTCTCACTGCTGGTTGCTGACGAACAAGAGCATCCTTTTCATTTCCTTTCCCGTGTCCTAACATGAAGTCATTACGAAACTGTTTGGCTTGATCTATTGTTTTCATATCCTCACCCCCTGCCTGTTAAATGCTTGTATCTATTAATCAAGCTCTTAGCATCAGACACCTCGTAATCATCAAGCGCATACCAAATAGCACTGAACGTATGAGGGTCAATGTTAAATTCATCTGGAATGATCTCATCCCGCTTATTCTTTTTATACGTTAGTGGTTTGAGCTCATAGATAGTATTAGTACAGCGGTCGGAACAAACTATTTTCTTAAACCGCTTAACCTTTTTCGTATATTGTAATCTGGAGCCCTGAAACTTCTTAGCCCCTCGTATGTTGAAACCATTCTGTTTAAAGAACTCAATCGTTTTTGGTTCAGCAGAATCAGCACGGATTAATTCTCTTGTTTCCCTGAATTCTTTCAAATCCTCAGCTGTTTTGTCATCCGTCATTTTGTTTTTATAATACTCCCAATAAATATAGAGAATCTTTTTCTCTTGATCTATTGCAAGACGAACAACCGCGTTATAAGAATCCTCAAATCCAAAGTCCATCCCTACACGTTTCAATGGATTAATAGTTCGTCTGATTGTATCCATTACTTCATCATGAGGTTGTACTTCAAATTGTGGTAAAACTTTTTCTCCATTCACGCCAAAATGGCCTTTCCTTGCAATGCGATAAAGGTCTGGATCATAATCTTTTAATTCATCTAACTGAGCAACATAACTTTCAGGAAGAAAGAAATTATCGTCAGCGGTAGAATGGTGATAGTACGTGTCATTGACTATAACAGTGCGTTTCTTATACAATTCTGCATCATCTAAAACCAAACGGTTATTCATTTCATCTTTAAAGAAATGTTTAAATGACCAGTTATCTTCTCCTACAGGGTTTGTAGAGAGAATCATATGAAGCTTTAATGTTGGATGTCTTAAGCGCCCTAAAAGCTCTTTAAAACCTGCATATTTAATTTCTGAGCACTCTTCCAACCAAACTAAAGAAATGTTATTGATAGACTTTAATTTAGCAGGCTTATCCATTCCCTTGAATATAATCTTGCTCCCATTTGGAAAGCGGATTTGCATAGGAGAAGTCATACACTTTACGCGACCTTCTAATCCTAAATCAATGACCAACTCTTCCAGTAGAGAATAAGTAGAATCTCTGTGAGTATCGTATACCTCACGTACCACAAGAGCCGTTCTCTTTTCGCTCAGAAGCTTTAAAATAATCTTCAATGCAATATGATAACTCTTGCCCGAACCGTAGCCACCAACAAGGAATTGGAACTTTGTAGACCAATCAAAAAGGAAATCATCAAAGTGTGGACTTACTTCTTTTTCGAGAGTCGTCATGTGTCCTCACCTTTTCTCTTGATGACAATTTCAATTGGGCCATCATCCTTCTTAGTGCTTAGTTTATCAAGTTGAGCCTTTGATTTATCAATATTTACTTGCATTGCTTCAAGTTTCAAGCGGCGCTCATCATCTATATGAGCCTGTTCATCAAATTGCTTAATTAAATTACGAAGCTCAGCCATAGCTCGAGATTGAGCAACTAAAAAGTTTGCGTATTTGTCCCAAGCAAATTGAACTAAATAACCATGTTGTTCAGTTTCTTGAGAAGAAGAAGATTTTCCTGTAGTCTTATTTGAACTACTACGCATATAGAAATTCTCTTCTTTAGTCATGTCATCTTTATCTTTAACAAACATAATTTGTTGCGCTCGAATAATAGCAGCGTATTGAAGTTGTATCTGTTGCCATATCAAATCAGTGGAAGAAAACTCAAGCATAGCGTCCATGATTTCTTGTGTCTCTTCTGGAAGAAACTTAGAGAACAGACCATGCTTCTCTGCTGCTTTGTTCCGTTTTGTAAATTGATTCTTTGGATTAGGATTGCCACTTCTTTTTCGCTTAGGTTTTGCATCTTGAGTGGATGCAACCTTTTTGTTTTGGGTTGCATCCTTTTTAGTTGGATCCCTTGACCATCCTTCACGACTTTTACGACTTTTCAATGTACCAATTTTGATATCATGCTTTTCTGCTAATGCAGCAAGAGTAATTTTAGTGGTTTCCCATTCATTTTTAATATCCTCCCAATTTGTCATCTCACATCACCATCCACACCTCCAAATAAAAAGAGACCAGCCTTTTTCTAAAAAAGATACGGTCTCTCCTTCTAATTGTAGCTCTTTATTCTAGCTACTATATTCCTTCTTTCATGATTATCCCGCTTTTCTTCCATCCCTTATTTTTATTAAGAGTCTTGTAAACACATAAGGAATCATAGCTAATCCTACATCAATAATAAAAAAATGATACAGTTTCATCCCTTTTTTTAGCTCACCAAGATGAAAAAGATATCCTTCAATAGGATCTAAAACAAAGGAAAATAAGGCACTTAATAATAGCGTAGATAAAAAGAACTTTCTTATATTATTGCTGTAACATTGATATAAAAGCAGAAATCCTACCGGAATTATAGATGCAGTTATATTTAAGGAAATAGGTAGTTGTGGGATCAAAAAATATTTATAAGTAAAGTAACCATCTCTCCCAAGTACAAGATTTATGTATGTACCAAGGAGATGTACTGTATATCCAAAGAAGAATAGTTCAAATATCCGTTTTCTGTCCACTGTAAAGCATAACAAGATTAGAGGCAATGTTAGTGAAGCAAATAAAAACCAAAACTGCCATGTACTCCAATCGGAATATTTACTCCAATAGGAAGTTAATAAAGATTGTAATTCCTCATTGGTTGTATTTATTTTTCTCCAATACTCATCATAATTCATATTCTCACCTTCCTATCTAAAATCCCTATTTATCATCTATGCACTCATAATTAACTTTTTATACCGAAAGGATTCTATTACTATTATTTCTTACAATAAAAAAGCACCCTCGAAAGGATGCTCCTAATTAATCTAAATTTCTTACTTTCATATCTTCAGTTCCTATTCCGCGTTTTGTATGGCTATACAACTCTTCTAAGTATTCCTCATAAGTGATAATACCTTTTTTCTCTAGAAGGTCTATAAGAGCCATAATATGGTTGCCAATTATCGTAGTTGAGTCTAGATCATATTCCTGACAAAGCTTCTCGATTTTTGTAGATAGTATATCTTTTTTAGTATCCATTGCTATCACCTCCCCCTCATCCATTATATAGGATAATAAGGAATATTTACACAATTATTACAATTATTGAACTTATCCCCTGTTATAATTTTCAAACAAGGAGGTGACATATGAACGATTTAGAACAACTTCAATTATTCCTCAATCAAACCCAGCTTCGATATAAGAGATGCGTGAAACGCTTTGGCTATTCCTCGCCTATAACTGGTAAGGCTGGCCAACAACTTATAATCCTTCTCAAAGTTATGCACGAAAGCTTGGACAATTGAAAAAACACCCCTAAAAGGATGCTGGTTATATTTAAATATACGAATATTCCACAATTTAAAACATATACATCAATTAAAGGGAGGTCCTAACTCCCTTTAATTTCCCTCCTAGAAAGGAGGATCTTAATGAAGTACACAGAATTTTTACTCTGCATTGTAAGTGTCATAGTAAGTGTACTTGATTTCATTCTACATGTCGTAGAATACCTGCAGTAACTATTATTTGAAGGTTGCTTTGACACAGGCATGTCAAAGTAACCTTTTTTCTTTATACAATATCCTATGACATTAACAAAAATAAATTACATAAAAAATAAAATAATTATATATTAGTAGCTTTTCTTAACGTCCCATTACGCTAATTTCTATAAAAATTAAAAAGGACGCTCCGAAGAACGCCTCAATGACTTATTAACCTAATATCATAATAGCACGGCAGAACGTGAAATCTTTGCCAACGTTCTGCCGTTTGTCTTTCGGTTTTCTGCCATTTATTTTGCTTCCAATAGGTCTTCTTCAAATATCTTCAGGTTAAGAGCAAAAGCTAATTTATAAAATGCTTTTCCTTTCACCCTGTAGTAACCACGTTCACTCATTCCAAGCTTGTTATACACTTCATAATCATATTGCTCTTCTGGTAACATATAACGCTCTATAATGATTTGACGCTCTTTTAGGGCTAAACGATTAACCGCTTTTTGAATTCGTTGCAGAAATGCATCTCTTTGTCTTTCATAATCTACTTTTTCAATAGCAGCACTTTCTGTAGAAGAATGAAACTCATTCCCGAAATGAGGAGGAACAAGTGAGTAAGTTGCTGTTACTTTCGGTAATTTTGTCTCTGGTACTTGCAATAAGAATAAACGATATTTCTCTAAAATGCCTTCCACCGCTTTTTTTGTTTCTTCACGATCAATTTTAGGTAAAGTAAAGGTTAATTGAGTCATCATTGTTCCTCCTCATTTTATCTTAGTATCTTTGTTTCCAAGCTCCGCCAACGCCTCTTGTTAAACCACGGTTACGGACACCCATCAAATCTTCTAAATCACGTTGCGACAATTTCTCTTTATATACTTGTCTATTTTTCTTTTCTGATCTTTTATCTATGTTGAAATGCTCTCCTAGTTGTTCGTGTAAAGACTTTCTCATGGTCTTCATCTCCCTTTGAACAAATAAAAAGAGGACACCAATCAAAACACAGTTATCCTGTGTAGAGATTAGCGTCCTCCAGTGAGCTGGTAGAACTTATTCTTTTATAGACTTGAGAATAGATAAATAGAGTATACTCCTGTTTTGATCCCTAACAATAAAAAAATAAGCAACAACCGACAAAGATATAATTCCAAAAACCCAAATATTTCCTAAATAATTAAAAATATTACTATAGTCCATCAGATTGTATTTTTCACTTAATTTCGTTGCTTTAACCAATAATTGAATGTTTACATTATATAGAAATACCATAAATGCTAGAATAAAGGAACTAATTATAGTAATGAAAGATATTACTAGACTAAGAAAAAATTTATAAAATTCATTTCGTTTATTCAAATTTAGTTCTAATTCTATTACCATCATTTTAATTTCTTCAACAGATAAGTTCTTTTCTAGGTATTTTCTAAATGTCACTTTATCTTGTTGACTTCTTATTTTATGACTTAAAGCCAACTTCTCTAGCTTTTTTAAGAATTGCAAGGAATCCTTGCTATTTTTTCGAGAGTTTATAAGGTCTAAATTCAAAACTCTTCCCCCTCATCAAACTTAACGCGCTTCACCTTACCTTGATGAGTGATGATTTTGGTCTCACCATGTTGGGGCAATGCTGTAAGCTTTGCTTTACCATCGCTAAAAATAATGGCAAAGTTTCCTTTTTGCTCCATTATATCAACTTCTAGCCTCATTGTACTAGGATCTATCCCGATTTCTTGTAATTTCATCTGAATTCCCCCATATGGTATACTTTGTTCAAACGAATTTAGAGAAACTCATTCGAGAGACGCTCCCACCAGAGCGTCTTTTTTTATAAAGCCATATCTTCAAAAGGAAATACTCATCCTTATTCAAATCAATATCTTTATTGCCAGTCACACAAGATAAATTCATTCTGCTTCCTCCAATACCTTGATAGCTGTAGTTAGTTCTTTCTCCCTTGTTTTTAAGGTTTCAAGTGCCTCTTTTTCATCTTCAATAGATTTAATTAATTGTTTTATATGGATTTCTTTATCCTCAATCTCCTGTTTTATGAGCTCTTTTTGATTTTCTAACATTTCCCTTACCATTTTCACGTTATCCACTCCCTTAATATCCAGTATCTTGTCTTTCATGATTTACTTTATTCTTATCTAAATAGGCTTGTTCAATTCGTTTCCATGTGAAGCCAAGCTTTTCTCCTAAAAGGATAAATTGGGTAAACATATCATGATACTGATCTACAATACCCGCTGGTCTATCTAACCAAATGTTGCCTAGTAAATCGGAAATGGATACAAACACGCTGGTGAATTGTTGAATTACATTTCTATTTTTATTAAAACGTTCATTTCGTACAACATTCCCTGCTATAGATAGCTCCAATCCAATTGACAAGATAAAATGTAAGCAGTCAACGTACTCTTCAAGAAGTGAATTTTTATCTTTTACAAAACCAGTTTCTTCGCAATCATTGCAAGACTCTGTCTCATACTGAGATTCAAATGCGTCAAAGAAGTCAATAAATCCTTTCCCTTTGCATATTGGACATTTCTCTTTAACTCTCGGTTCCTGATCATTACTCCATTTCTTAAAGCCTCTATGCTCATTGGCGCATTCACCTAGTTCAACTTGTAAAGCAAGCAACTTCCATTCTAAATTATTTTGACCTTTTAATTCTGGGTGCTTATCTAGGATTTTTTCATCTAATACCTTTTGAATTTTAAACAATCTCTCCAGGTTCATTTAACGTTCTCCCCCTTTTTAGCTTCTGAGGCAATTTCTTATAATGCAAAGAATGTATCCTGACCAAGCCCTTGAGCAATTAGCAAAGCTTCACGCGGTGTTTTTCCATCCTCCTCAACCAATGCTGCCAAACCTGTGATAATCAACATCTCACCTTTTGAATATTTCATTTCAAAACTCTCCACCCTCACCACTCCTTATATAAGTGTCAACTGTTCATACTGCTCTTTCCGTTTAACAACTGGCTTCCGTTTTCCTTCCACTTCGATATGATCCATGTAAGCTCCGCAGCATGATAGTTTAATAACTGGTTTTGAGTATGTTTCCTTATGTCTACAAGCCGTGCAAAAATAATAGTATGTAGATTCGTAGTTGGGTAACGGCTCGATTATATGTTTTTTCACTTGTACGTCACATTCATCTGCTGGCCTTGCTCAGACATTTTACGAATGTGAATGTGTTCAAGCTCCGTTAGTGTTAACTCGTATAATTGGCACCCATCTAAGCATTTTGTGTAGCCGAATTTATAAATAAGACGATTGATTAAATGGTCCTTTCGTTCTTCCACGCTTTTCATTAACCGCACTGTTTATCCTCCAGTTCCCAAATAGCCATAAGGCCTTGTAATCTTTTCTGTTGCAAATGTAAATCGATGTTTAGATAATGTCTGTCATTTGAACCTAACTGCGTGCAATTTGGGCAAGCAGCAAATTCATATACCCCTATATGACCGTGATGAACAGCTCCGACTCCATTACATAAATGACACATTGCATTCTCCCCTTTACGATAAGCGATGATTTAATTCGCGACGACTCCCTACAATTTCAACTAGATACGATTTACACATTTGATAAATTCGAGATCCTAACGCTTCATCAATGTCTAGTAAGTCATCGATAAGACATTCAGATGAGATTAAGAGTGGTTTATGATTGAGATAACGATAGTTGATGACTGAATACATGGTCTTTACTTCAAACTCCGTAGCACTTCTTTTAAACAGGTCATCGATAAAAAGAACCTCTACTTGTTTCATTTGCTCAATTTTGCCTTCCATAGAGTCAAAATCATCTTTGAAAGCATCAAAGCCTTCACGGAATGGAAAGTATAGAACGGGTACCTTCTTCTGTAGCAAATTGTTCGATATGGCTGTGAGTAAGTGTGTCTTCCCTGCTCCTGGATTCCCTAGTAGAGCAATGCTGTTCTCCCGTGACTCCTTTAGTTCACCATAACGCTTTACATAAGCTAACGACGTTCTCTGAGCATGTACTACTGAAGAGTGCTTACCTTCTAAGCTGAAATTCTTAAACCCTAACTTCGTAAACTCTTCTGTAATATGAGAAGTTTTAAATAACCGATCAATCTTTCTTTGCTCTCTGCAGCTGCATATCTTAGCAGTATCGTTATTAATGAACACTAGCCCTTTATCTTTACAAACTTCACATTTATAAGAGTTCATTGATGCTGTCGTCGATGTTGTGCTCGACTGGTTTGTGGAAGTCACTTTGTTTTCGTTCGCTTTCCTGCGTAGATCGTTGAGCACTTCTTCCATAGTGTTGAACTTTCCCCTTGCTTTGGCCATTTCGTTTCTTCCTCCTTTTCTCTAATTCCAGAGCTCGAATATCGTCCATTGTTCGAGCATTTTTTCCGTGCCAATCCTTTAAGATAGCTTCGATGTATTTCCAATTCCTTGCGTTATGCTCCACAGCTACTTTCATAGCAGCAATGATAACTTCCTGATTTCCGTCAAAGTCATCTATCCATTGATTAATATTTTCAGCAATCATGGGGGCTAAAATCCCTATCTGTTGCTGGTAAAAATCATGAGTATTTTCTTCACTCTTAACTGGGAGCTGTGGCGCTTCTGTTTGGCTCTCTTTAGGCTTTTGATATGTTGTAAGCTTTTGGTATTCGTCATAATTTTTGACTGTAATAAGAATGCCTCTGTTTTGTTTGAGCGTTTCCTTCTGAATAAGGTCCTGACTCTCCAAACGTTTAATAGAATTTGTGATAATATTAGCTGTTACTTTCATTTCTTTGGCTAGATCCTTCACCACATATCGTTGCTGGCCCCGTTCGCAATAATCTGTAGTAGCAAAGTTCGCTTCATCTACAAACAACCCGTACAAAGCTTTATCAAATCGATTTGAAAAGGATAACCGGGGCTTGATGACGTACCCCGATGTTAAATTGTTCATGCCCCGTCTCCTCCTACTTTTTTATACAAATAGCGTGATGTTTTGTGATACTGACCAACTCAAGATTAGGATGATATTTTGCTAGAAATGCCTTGATGTATTGCTCATATTGTTCTGCATCTGAAGACATCCACTTATAACAACTTGGAAAAGAAACTTCATATTGCATCATTTGTTAAACGGTAGGTCATCATCTTGGATTTCGACACCATCAAAAGCGCTTGGTTTTTCTTTTGAAATAGGAGCTTCTAGTTCACTTACTGGCTCATCGTCTTCAAGCTTGTACTCTGCATCAATAAAGGATTCACCGAACTGTCCTTCTTTTACCTGACTGATAGAGTTATCTTGATTTAGACCTTCCATAACCGTTTTTGTTTCTTGCTGCTCAATTGAGATAGGAGCTGTTTTTAAGAGCTTAATAAGAGCTGTTTTCTTCGCCATTTCTGTAAAATGGTCTTTCCACGGACCAAATACATTTCCGTTCTTTTGGCTTTTTGTAAAACGATCACGATGGCTTTCTACTTGTTTGCGACTCATTACTACAAAGTCATAAGCACCATCTTTTAATTTGTACACCGCATAGAAATGAGTGATTTTGTCTTCATCATCTTCACCACAAGGTTTATGTTTTAAATCCTTTTCTAAGCCATAGCTGTAATCAAATTCATCACCTTCATATACTTCATGAGCATAAACACTTGTGATTTCCCCTGTACGTCTTGCTAAGTCAATCAAACCGCGATATCCAAGCTGAAATTGTGCTTCCATCTTTTTTGTTTTTCCGTTAAAGAATGGAACGATATAAGCGTGACCTAGAAGGTTTGGTTCAACACCAAGTACTGAGCAATTCACTACAGCCCCCACAATCGTTTCTGGCGTACATTCCATTAACTTAGGGTTACGACTTACGGCATTAAGTCCGATACGCACTAGACGTTCAGGTGTAACGTGTTTTGGAGCAATTGATTTAATAGCTTTGAATTGGTCTTTGAACATATCGTTCAGTTGCCCTTGGAAGCTGTTTTGTTGCTTTGCAACCCCAGTTTTTTTCTTTGCTAATTGATTTTTAATTGTCGTGTTTGTAGCCATTTATAAAATCCTCCTTATTTAAAACCGAATCGACGGTGTGAACTTGTTTTTGTATATTTTCCAAACAAATCTGGATGGTCTTTTTCAAAAGACTTAGCATCGAACCGATTGGACTGAATGGTTTTCCATATGACCATATGATTTTTTGTTACGCCCCGCTCATTTTCCCCTAGCATGGCTTTTAAACGATTCTCAATTTCTTTAACTTTAGTGTTTGCTTCTGCCCTGGACTGTCTAGCTTCTTCATACTCTTCTAGCAAGCTATCAACCGTATCAGGAAGCTCAATTTCCTCGTCTATACCTTGAGGATACATATGGCTTAACAAATCCGTTGAAGCGTCTGAACCATCGAATAAAGGCGGCTCTTTCATGAGTACATGGTCATTCCAGAAGCTAACCTCAATGTCTATGAGTTGTTCAATTAACTCCTCATCACGATCAACTTTTTTATAAACGAATTTGTTTCCCCCAATAAGAACAGCAATCCACCAAGCTTCATATCCTGTCACCGCCATATAATGTTGACATTGAATAAGATAAGCAGCTGGTACTTCATCTTCTTCCCATTCACCCTTGAGGTATTCAGAAGCTGTTTTACACTCCAGGCCAATTCTTTCGCCAATAATCAGGCGATCTACGTTTGCTAGGATAAAAGGATGTTTTGGATGCTGTAGCATTGCATTTTTGCGTCTTACCTTAAGGCCTGTACGCTTAGAAAACTCTTTTGCTACAAAGTCCTCTAGCTGTGTTCCGAAATAAGCAGCCTCACTATTAATATCTTCATCTGGTGCCTCACCGATTTTTTCAAGATAGACCGCTACAGGTGATTTCCATTTACTTAACCCTGCAATGGCAGCTGCATCTGAGCCACCAATGCCCTTTTTACGTTGTTCAAGCCATTCTTCACGGCTCATATCTTGTGTAGAAACCAAAACAGTTGATTCCATGGCCTACCTCCTTGATTTTTAGAGGTCCATACGCTAAAATAAAAACAACTTAACATTTCGTATGAACCTGAGCTCGTAGTTACCGCTACGGGCTTTTATTCTGCCTCCGAAAACTTAAATTCATAAACTTCTTTGAGATACTTCTCCAAGTCTTCTTTTAATACCACTTCACCAGTCGCTGGATCTTCTACAATGTCATCACCAGCTAAAAGCTCTGTTCCGAAGTAATCAACACCTGCATGTTCTGATTGTTCTACCATGTTTGGATAGCCTGTCCTATTGATTTGAGTGATTTCAGGATGCTCCATTTACTTTTCCTCCTCTCGCATGTAATTTCCAAAAATGCTGTTGCTTTTTACGAGCAAACTGAGCGACATTGAAACGTCCTTGCAAAATCATTCGAATCTCAAATTCCAGAAAGAAAGATGACAACTCCGACGCTTTTACGTTATTCAATTGTTTAACCTCCTTCGTCTGTCTCATCAGTGCCAGGCGACGAACCCTGACAGACTGGGGAACCCCCCAGTTTCGACCTTGTTTTATAAGGGTTTTCGTGGTATAATTTAAGCATTCCAATATATGTTTCAACCTTTCAGCAGTAAGCTACTTCCGATAGCTTGCTGTTTTTATTTTGCTTAAGTGGGTATCGAGAGACGATATCTACATCAAACCCTTGCGCTTGTAATTTCATTGCTAGTTTGTGTGCTTCTGTTGGTGCACTAAGTGTTTGAAGATGTTGAGCAAGACAGACAATTTGATAAGCCTCATGTTCAAGTTCTCCCTCGTTTGTTTGAGTAAGTATCCATAAATCTTCCGCAAGTTCTTTTAATTGTTGAGCAGTTTCATGAATCTTTTCCATGCGCTCGCTGTTCCTCATTGAACAAGCCCCCTTGATTTGAATGACAACTCCATTTGTTGGTCCACTTCTTTCAAAGAAAATCCATACTGATCACAAAACGCTGCAAGTAAGTTATATTCCGCGGCTATTTTTTCAGCGTATTCTTTTACAAAACGCCTTGCCTCTTCCCTTTCCGTTTCGTTTGCAAATTCAGCTGGTACGTGCCAGAAGTCTTTATCCCAGAACTCCATTGCTTCACGACGTTCTTTTTCTACAAGCATCCTGAGCGATGCCACATCACGTTTGACGCGCTTACCATCCATGAAAGGAACTAAATTAATACCGGTTGTTTCTCTGAACGTTGCTACATAATATTTGAAACTATCAATCCCTCTTGCAAGTATTGGCTTTGCATCCTTTCCTACTGGGCGAGTTCCGTTTATCCACTTAGAAATAGTTGATTGATCATAGCCAACCTCCTCCCCAAATTCCATTTGAGTGAATCCTTTTTCCTTAATTGCTCCTTTTAAGTCTGCTTTACGTTTCATACTGATTCTCCTGTCCTATTAAATTGTATTTTTCTGTTTGAACAGCCATAAAACACTGGTTTATTGATGGCGGTTTCGCATGTTACCCTATAATTAAGAGCTATTAAATAATTTTGCGATTGGAATGAGTGTTATCTTCAATCCAACGTGTATTGTTCTCGATCCAAATAATAAATTTATGTTTAGGAATTCTCGTTCCAGCTAACTTGAATACCGGGAAATCTGAACGATTCATCAATTCTGACATCTTTGTTTGCTTGATTCCTAGAATCTCTCTTACGTGGGCAGTGGTTAACATACTTGGGTATTCACTTAACCACTCATTTTCTGTAGGTGATGGAGTTACACTTTGTTTGAACTTTTCTAACTCTTGTTGAAAGATTTCTCGAATTGATTCTTCAAAACTCATTTATGAGCGCCTCCTTTACGCCAATTTGTGAAGCGTTCCTTTTCTTCTATGAAGATGTAAATGATTAGACCAACGCTGAACCAGAATGCTGGAACTATCAAGAAAGCCATTTTTAAAAATTCTGACATGGACATATATGGAACCCCCTATTAAGCTGGTTTTGAAAACTGTTTAATGAGTTTATTAATAAAATAGACTTGACCTTTACCTGTGATTTTAGGTGTTCTCGTTTTCTTCATTTCGCCATTTGAACCCGTGCGTATTCCATGTTTGATGACAATGACACCAAGATCTAAAGATTTTTGAGTAGGCATATTCCACATATCGCCCTTTTGTTTGCAAAGGTAGCCGTTAACACGTAACCAGCTGAACAATCTGTTAGCTCCGATATCAAGACCCTGTTGTTTTAGCGTGATCGCCAAATCCTTAACTAAAACCGTGTCTTCTGATACCGTTACAGCTTCTGCATAAACCACTTTAGGTTTTTGTTCATCAATTAACCGTTCAGCTTCCATACGTTTCTGCTGCTCATCTTTTAATTGAGTTGCAAGATTGATAATGGTATCTGGATTAAGTAATGCTCGTTCAATGGTTTCTGGTGTCATATAAGCACCATGTTTACGAATTGAAGGAATAACTTCTTGTGTAACCCAACGTTTGAATTGTTTTGCTTGTTGTTTACGACTCGTGAGGATTAGACAATAAAGACCGGATTCATTAATAGCTGTCATTTCTTGTTGACCACCAAGGGTGTCCACTACTACCGACTCCCTTTCATCAAGATCTAAGCGAGATATTGCATCTCGGTACTTACTGATTTCTAGCACTTCACAAACATCTTTAGCAATGAACCACGGTTCGTTATCCTTAACAACCGTTCTGATTTGATGGTTTTGATACTGAAACCATTTAGTTAACTTGTCCACGTTATAACTTCCTAAGCTAAACTCTTTTTATTCAACTTTACGTGGAATTCTTCTTCAAAAAAAACTGTTGCTGGAACCTCTAATGCCTTTGCTATTATTTCTAATTCATTTGTAGTGATAGGTCTTTTTCCAGATTCTTTCATACTGTACCCCGATGTTGTCATATCAATCTTCTCAGCGATGAATGTTTGAGAAACGCCTTTAGACTTCCTTAAAAGTCTAATCTTTTCGTGTAACTTCATATCTTTCACCTCCTCTAAATTCCACGTTAAGTGAACTTCTTAAACTTAGTTTAACTCCACGTTAAGTGAAAGTCAACAACTTTATTTAACTTTTAGTGGAATTTATTTAACATAGCGTGAAATATTGATAATCTATTATATATCTCGTGTAATACACTGCCTTACACGAATGTACACAAACATTCACGACTTTACATAAACATTGGAAAAATGAAACGGTAGGTGATACTTATGATGACTTTAGGTAAGCGCCTAAAAGAAGAAAGGGAAAAACGTAAGTGGTCTCAGAAATTTGTTGCTGAAAAGCTAGGGATTACTAATACTGTGCTTTCTAACTACGAACGTGACTACAGAGATCCTGATACAGAAAACCTAAAAAAGCTTGCAGAACTCTATGAAGTTTCGACTGATTATTTGTTAGGTAGAGAGACACCTTCTAAGGAAAAGCCAGATGTACAAGGTCTCTGGTTCTACGATATGGATGGTATTTCTAAAGAAGATTTAGAGGATATTGAAGAAGAACTCACTGAATATATGGAATACTTACTTGCTAAGAAGAGAAAGAAGAAATAATTTTTTTAAAAAACAGCGTTAAGCAAAAGTATCGAAATGGATTCTCGTTTTTTATACATTTGCTTAAGGCTATTCCTTATCTTCTTCTTAATACGTTATTGACGTTATTAATGACGTTATTAATATAAGTTCATTACTTGTTCATTCTTGGTTTATTACTTGTTCATTACTGTAAAAAAATACAAGTGGTTAAACCTTAGAGCCACAAGGGATACAAGATTTGTCCGTTCATTACTTGTTCATTCTTGGTTCATTCCTTCATCATTCTAAAGTGTTTTCCTTTAGAACAAGAAAAAACCTGATATAATAAGGTTTCGAAGAAAACATATAGAAAATTTCGAAATTTATAGTTTAGGTTTTCATAGAGAGGTTAAGGGAGAAGTAAGTACTTTTTTTGCACAAAAGGTTAACTTACTTCTTTACCTTACAACGTATTTATCAAGGGGGCGCATTTATATTATGGATTATCAGTACGTACCAACTCATCTAGAGGAATGGATTTCTAATGAATATATTAAGAGGCAGATTCTTACGCCTGAAGACTTAATAATTGAAAATATTGCCAAGTGCTTTCAAGTAGACTTATTCATTCGTGCTGGTCAAATTTATTCAGCTGAAGTAAACGGACAGTTTGTTATTTTTTTGCGTGAAGAAGAAACGCCACAAAAGCAAAAGGAGAGATTCTTCCATGAATTGTGTCATCTCTTAATTCATTCTGGAAGACAACCAGACATGCCTATTCTTTTACGTGAGCTTCAAGAGAATCAAGCGGAGAATTTTGTTAAGTATGCTTCTCTCCCCTACCACATGTTATCCTACCTCAAAGAAGATGATATGTATCATACTTCCGAGTTATTTAATGTTTCTATTGACGTTTGCAAGGATCGTATGATTTCTTTGCAGAAAAGAAAACCCTATAAAAGAGGTTACATATTCCATCAATTAGTACCAGCGCTGTCCCGCTGTTAATTTTTTACCCTTTTGTTGGTAAATTAGTCCTGTAGTTCTATTTTAATATTAAACTTCCAAAAATCTTATACTCAGGGGGAATTTACGTTGAAAAAGTTAGGAATTACATCATTAGCATTAGCTTTAACTCTAGGATTAGCTGCTTGTGGAAACTCCGAGAAAAGTTCTTCTGAAAGCTCAGAAACGAGTAGCCCTGATACAAAACCAGTAAGTCAACAAGAAGTATCTGTCAAAGTTACAGATAAAGTTTTCTATACTTGGGAAAACGAAGCCATTGGCGACATTCCGCAAATTGTAGCTTATGCAGCTTTAAAAAACACAGGTAAAACATCCGTAGATGTAAGAAATACCAAACTTACCTATTTAGATAAAGATGGTGGAATACTACAAAGCACTTCTGCAAGTCAAACACTAATTACTAGTATTGCCCCTTCAATGATTGCTCCAGGAGAAACTGCGTATCTAGCTATCTCTGAGGATGTTGGAGAAACATTTAAAGATGTTGAAGATATTGAAGTTGAAGTATCTCCTGAACCTATTGATTTTGGTCTTAACACTTTGAAAGCTGAAAATGTAAAGGTAGTAAAGACTGATGACTGGGGTGGAGATATACACGTTACAGGATATTTAAAAAACAGTATTGATCAAGAAGCACCTACGGTAGAGGCAGCTGCTGGGTTATATGATAAGAACAATAAATTCATCGGTGCTATCTTCCCTGGCACTGATCATCAAATAAGTCTCCAAGCTAAGGATAAAACTAGCTTTCAATTAGGGGTTCCGTCATTCCCTTCTGACAGAGTCGAAGATGTAGATCATGCTGAGATTCAGGCAATGGCTGTAAAATTTGAATAAATTATGATTTGCCCTTTCGGGGGCTTTTCTTATAAAATTAAACCGAACGTAGGTTTGTAAAGGAGGAGCATATATTGGCGTATTTTCGAAAAATCAAATCTAAAACAGCTAAAAAAGGTTACACTTGGGGTTTTACTATGGATGTAGGGATAGACCCAGTCACAGGAAAACGAAAGCAAACTTCAAGACGTGGCTTTACAACTAAATCCGAAGCAGAAGTCGCTTATCACAAATTAAAGGATCAGATTTATAAAGGCTTGAAACTCGAATCAAATGACGTTTTGTTTAAAGATGTATTAGCAGACTGGTTAGAAATGTATAAAAAGACCGTAAAAGTTAGCACTATCAAATCACGTAGAAATTTAATTAATCATCTACTTCATTATTTTGGAGATATGAAACTTAAAAATATTAAGCGTCCTATGTATCAGCAAATGTTGAACGATTTTTATAAAAAAGGTTATTCTCTCAATTCAATATCCAGTCTTCATACGACTGCAAATATGATTTTTAAACGTGCTTTAGAATTGGAACTTATCCACCAAAGCCCTACTGATTTTGCTAAGTTACCTAAAAAACAAGTGACTGTAGAGGAAATAGAAAGTAAAGAGTCAAAAATTCGGTTTCTTGAGAAAGAAGAATTAATGGAGTTTCTCAAAATGGCTAAAACAGAAGGTTTATACTTGGATTATCAATTATTTTCTACCCTTTCCTATACAGGAATGCGGATTGGAGAAAGTTTGGCTTTAAAGTGGACAGATATCAATTTTGAGGAAGGTACAATTAGTATTACAAAAACGTTGTTTAATCCAACAAATCATGAAACGAAATATCAATTACTCACGCCTAAAACAAATAAATCTATTCGGACTATTTTTATTGACGAATCTATTCAGGCTATCCTAAAGAAGCATAGAGTACAACAATCTCAATATAAGTTAATGTCAGGTACCGATTATGTAAATGAAGACTTTGTATTTGCTAAGTTAAGTGGGCATCCGTTAACAGTAAAACTTGCTGGTGAACGGATGAAACGAATTTTGAAGAAAACATCTTTAGAAAAAGATATCACGCCTCACTGCTTACGTCATACACATACTTCCCTTCTTATTGAAGCAGGAGCTGGGATAAAAGAAATACAAGAAATACTAGGCCATGGTGATGTACAAACAACTATGAACATCTATGCTCATATGACAAAAGATTTAAAAGAAAAGACCTCTCAGAAATTCGGTGAATTAATGAAAGGCCTCTCGGAAAATCTCTAGTTTTTAACCAAATGTGGTCAGAATGTGGTCGTTTTGCAATCAAACCTCTTACGAACCTTGTTATATCAAGGTTTTCTTCCCTTTCAGGAACCATTGGGAACATGCCTCCTCCCCATTCATCAAAAGCACTATGAATATCAGAGTGACAAATTCCACTGAACTTAATATCAATTAACACATCGTCTGGACGTAATGCTCTTCTTTCTATTGTTGTTGTTTCAAATGGTGCTTTCGCATTTGCAACACTTAATACACGTGTTGGCGTTGTGTTTGTATGTTGATTACACAT